TCTGATACTGGAATAACTGAAACCATATCGTAGTCAGCTTGTTTAGCTCTACGGTCACCCTCTTGTGGGTCATAGCTATACTCTTCTGGCGTATAGTCACGAATAATATCTTTAAGTAGTTGGAACTCTTGTTTCATTGAGTAATGAATACGTGCTTGAATTGCACTCATCATCTTCAATGTACGTTCTAATACTGCAAGGGTTGTACCTACTGGAGAATTAGCAGACATATCTGACATCTGTAAATCAGCCGCACCCGCAAACTTACGGCCTTCTTCTACAATCATAGTAAGCAACTGCATCAATACTTGGCTTGGCTCTTTATATGGTAGTGGCATGATGTTGTCACGCATAGTACCGCTTGGTACGTCTACATCACGGAACTCACCTGGGGCTATCGGAGTGTCATCACCCTTAACACGTAACCCACGAGTTTTGAAACCACCTGGTAAGTTTGCGAGAGTACCTGCATCAACAAGCTGACGAATGAGTGAAGTACCAGATTTAGCGAAAGCACCGATAAGATGAATGAGGCCGAAACAGTAAAAGCCAAAGCCAGGGATATACCCGTAATGAACGAAATGATTTCTTTTTTGGTGTAGTTTGTCATCAGGTTTCCAATTACGGCGAATTGATAGAACAGTTGAGGTGCCTTTTTCTACAGTTACAATATAAGGTAGCGCAATGCCTGTTTCCTTACCCTTGTCATCTGTGTGCTCGTCGCCTTCTAATACTAAGTTAACGTGCATCTCTAATAGTTTAAAGCGGTCATCGGTAGTAGCGCGGAAGCCTAGCTTTTCGGCAATCTTCTTCTCTACTTCATCCATCGTCATGACTGGCTCACCTAAATCTACATCGCGGTAAAATCCTTCATGTTGTAAACGTTTAATTTCGTTTTCTGATTTACGCATTACGTGTGTAATACGTTCTGCTTGCTCTAGCGATGATGCGCCATAAGGAACAACTACGTCCTCAGCTGGTACATACATAGATACTTGACGGTCTAATGACGGGTCAAAATATACTTTCTTAAACGCGTTACCTGCTAAACCTAGACCCCACAACATACGCTCATGCTCAGGGCGGTATTCTTTCATCACATCTGTAAGCTGATAGTTCATGTCATCTTGAACGCGTTTAGCAGCTTCTTTTTTCTCTTGGGTCTCGCGCCCTACAATCTCAGTCTTAACTGGACCCATCGCTGGGAATGTTTCCATCATTGTTTCTGCTTGGAACTTAACAACTGCTTCTGAGAGGAGTGGGTGATACACGCCACATGCGCCTTCCCATGGCTCGCTACGTTCTTCAATCTTAAGACCTAGTAACTCTAAGCCGTCAACATAAGTTTGTACCCAATCTTTACGGGCAGCAACATCGCTTTCAAAATCATCAATAAGCTCTTCAGCTAAAGTAGCTAACACTCGGTCATCTAAAACTTCAGCTAAGTTTTGGTTAAACCCATCTTCTTCGCTATCTGGGTCAATCTCAATCTCCAAATCCCCAATATTAATCTGCACTGACTCTGGGTCTTCAATCTCAATCTCCATCAAAGGTTCTTGATTCATCTCGTCCAGCTGGTCGAGTCCTTGTGGGGCCTGTGATAAACTTTTCTCTATTGCCATTTTTTATCCTTAATAATATGCTGCTTTTTTCTTATATCTATATAGTACATCGTCGTCTGGTTCATCACTAGGTAACTTAATAAACCCACCCTGCCTGAATCTCAATAGCGCCAAGGTAGTCGAGTCGACCAAGTCATCATGCTCGCCGTTAGGAAAGTCATTACATTCATCAATTACTTCTTTAGCCCAACGTTTATCAGGTGCCCACACAATTCCAGACGAAAACAAATCTGTTACTGCATTTACCCGACTAATCTTATCTTGTCCTTTACCTGGCGTAAATTCACCTGCTGGTACCCCCATACGTCTTAACTCTTGGTACAGTGCTGCGCCGTTAGATTTCTTTTCTACCATAAACGCATCAGGTGCCCATTCCTTATACTCTTCTAATACGAGTGCTTTAAGTTCTGGGAACTCCATACGCTTTTTAATACTGTTTAGCAATATTATATTATAGTTATTGACTTCTTCGTTAAAGAAAACACCCCAAGTTGTTAATGCATTATAGTCAGAACGGTTTGTCGCTTCTTGCGCCGCGTCCAATGACATAATAATAAACTCGCACTGCGGTGGATGGTCTTTCTCCCATATCTGCCACCAGCCCTTTTTAATTAATGCGCCACCTTCTGATGTCGGTGCCTGCATATACTGGGCGTTCCACAAGTGTGGACTAATCGTGTTCTGAATCTTCTTAAGCTCTGGTAACGACCAGAACTCAGGCCACAGTGACTCTTCCTCATCTGAGCCTTCTCCAATAATTGCTGGAAACTCAATATACTCCCACTGGTCAGCGTCTGGGTTTTTCTCTGCGTAGTCTAGTAGCTTGCCAATGAGGTCTTTTTTTGACCATCTCGTGTGTACCACGATAATTCCACCACCTGGTTGTAGACGTTGACGTGGACCTGACTGATACCATTCCCATGCCTTATCAAAAACATCGAGGTTTCCGTTGATGATGTCTTGCTCATTGTGAGGGTCGTCAATAATAAATATATCGGCACCCATACCTGCAGCACCAGCACCAACGCCAAGAGCGTTATACACGCCACCTTTATTGGTGCCCCATCTACCCGCTGCTTTAGAGTCGGTCTGCAAGGTAATGTCACGAAATATCCCTTTATATATGTCTGAGTCAATTAAGTTACGAACTTTACGACCAAAATTGACCGCCAGCTCGCCCGTGTGTGATGCCTGCATGATTTTCTTCTGCGGATAGTTGCCTAAGAACCACGCTGGTAATAAATAACTTGCAAATTCTGATTTCGTATGTCGTGGTGGCAAGCTAATAGCTAGCCGTTTAATATCGCCCCGTGCTACCGCCTCAAATTTCTCCGCCATAATAATATGATGTCTACCCAGTATGCATGTAGGCCACACCTTTTTGACAAAGTCTAAGAAATTCATGTGAGCCACTGCATTTTGTCGCCGCGCCAAGAGTTCTTTTAGCAATTGTAAGGCTCTACCACGTTTTCCCACAGGAAGTTTATGGATATTTGCCTGTATTTCCTGCAGTTGCTCGTCGGTTAGGTTAAATTCAGATTCCATTAGACGTTTATCTTAATATCTTTAATTGGTTTTGCATCAGCTGGGGGTACTTCATACATTTTTGAGTCTGGATTAAGCAATAAGGTCAAGGTTTTTTCTAATTCTTCCTCGATTTCTTGCGTAGACTGGGTAGTTAACGTGATTTGCTGGCGTTCTGTAAACATGCCAACCTCTGTAATCTTACCTAATAGCTCTAATGCCTTCAGTCTTTCACTAGATTTAGCCCCAATCTGGGATTCTTCCATGAGTCTGTTCATAATAAACCTACGCATACGCACTGCATCATCTACAACCTCGTGGTCGTACTCAGTTAGCATCGCTTCTAGACGTAAAATTACATCTGGCTTATCTGCATGTTGTTCTAAATCTTCGTCTTCTGTGAATACTGCGGTGGCATCGCGTTCGGTTTTGTCATCTGACTCTACCTGCATGCCATGTGCCATTAATTCTAATGTGGTTCTTGCTCGTGCGCGGACTTCCTCACGATATGTGAGGTCTTTGGCAAATAAGATTTCATCCTCATCCACGCGTTCAATAGGTGGCAGGATTACATCGGGTTCTTCTGGACTTATGTCCAGTAATTCATTCATGTTTTGCATGGTTTCCGCGGAAAAGCAAATTGTTGCCGTAACTTATCATATATATTTTTGAATTGCAACATCTTTTTGGGTCCCCTTGACGGGGGGTCTGCTCTATACGCGATGTATATACATACTGGCAAAAATGTATAGGGGGGGGTCTCTTGGGTCCCCTTATGGGGGGGTGTCCTGTGTAGCGATTTTGAAAAAATGACTGATTATTTGTGTTTGTTAGAGCGCACTAGCGCTCAGATGGGACCCGTTCGCATTTTGGGGGGTGGGGTGATAGGGTGCGATAGGGCTAGAAAATACTTGTTTTTCTTCGTATTTCATGTATAATGTGGTTTCGGTTGTGGGAAATTCATTCCCCCCGATATTAAAAGGAAATAGAATCATGACTACAAAACAAGTAACTACCCGTAAACCATCAGCACCTAAAGCACCAGCTTTAATGTTGGTAAAATCAGACAGCGTTTCCGTTGCTATAAATGCTCAGCCTTTCAACTTTGAAAATGCAATTCATGTTGGTAAGATTGGCGGTTCAGTAGAGGAAAACCTAGTAATGTTGGTTCTTGCTAAAAAAGAATTACCAACATGGGATGGATTGAAAGACGCTATCAAGGTTCAAAACAAAACCTTGCCAGTTAATCAGCGCATTGCAATGCCACATAGCAAAACCAAAGGTTTTAACACTATCAATCAAGCTTTTGCAAACGCTCACACTATCCGCAAGGTTGAAACTGAGAATCCAAAATTCAATCTACTTTTGGCATGGAATGATAAGGCTAAAACAGCAAAGCGCGTTACCGAACCAACCATTCAAGGTCTTTTGAAAATAGCGCGCTCTTTTGTGAATGGTAGCAAGCCCGAAGCAACACCAATGGAAATTTTTGAAAAGGGCTTGAAACTTGCTTATAAAGGCGCGTTAGAATTCAAGGATAGCAAGCAAGCGCAAGCCCGCGTATCAAAACTTTTAGCGATGGCGCAAGCGGATAACATCACGCTTGTTACTGAAACCGAAAACGATAGCGAAGAATAACTCACTATCCTTAAACAAGGAAAAGCCCTCGCAAGAGGGCTTTATTAAAATCATGGATATGACAAAAATCACATTTTGCAAAGGCGCATT